ATTTCAAGCTGGCGGCATCACTCTGAAGGTTTGGGGGCTGTACAAGAAGCACTTCATCACCTCCCAGAACTTTGCCGAATGCCTTGAGCGCTTAGCTGATCGCTTCGAAAAGATGTTTGACGAGGATGAGCCCGACGCAAAGCCGTACACGAACATAGATGAATTCATGGGTTTGCTCGGCTTCTGCGGTTTTCACGGAGGCGTTTGCGGGCCGAGGCATGCACAGATGAAAGAGTGGGTCTTGAAATATTGGGACTACTTCAACCTGAATATTCAGAAGTCCTTGTGGATTGAATACCAGGCCGTCGAAACCGTGACAAAGCAAGTGCTTGTCGGCGTTCACTGCAACCAGCAGCGGAGTAACTGACATGGCCGAAGAACTGAAATTGAATTTTACTCGACAGCAATGGGCATGCTGCGAACCAAAGTTTATGTCGCCAGCGGCCGTAATGCATGCCATGCAACGTGCCAAGCAAGATATAGAGTCACTGCATCGTTACGCAGAAACGCTAAGCAACAAACTGCTCAGCCAATGGGGCGACGCTGTTGCGTGGCAAGCCGGATTCATCGAATCGGGAGACGCATTGGATGCCTGGGAAACTTGCTCAAAGGAGCATCACGACCTTGTTAAGCGCTGTCCGAATGAATGGCCAGGCTACGAAGTCAGGGCGCTCTACACCCACCCAGCCGACCAAGTGGCAGAGCCTGGCGCTGTCGCTGTGCAACTGCTCGCAGCGTTTCCGCTGTTTGATGACGCAAACCTTAGCGAATCAACCCACCATTGCGAGTGGCACATTCTGCAAGAGCGTAAGCGGTTACACGCGATGCTTGACCGTCTGCTGGCCAAAAGTGAAGGGGTGAAGCCATGACCGAGCCAGTTAAGAAGTGGGATCACGTCACAAGGTGGGGCGATCACCTGCAAATCAAGTCAACCATGATGGGCCTGAGCGAGACCGGCAAGTATGTGCTTGCCACTGACTACGAGCGCCTAGAGCAAGAGTTTGCGGACCTGGCCGAGCGCTATGGGGAGCTGCAAACCGGCGAAGGCCACATGACTCACCGCGTTATTGCCGAACGCGACACCGCCCTGCAACTGCTCGCTCAGTGCCAGGAACACCTACACCCGCACCGCGATGCTGTTCTGTGGGGCCAGGTTGTGGAAGCGCTACGATGTGCACCCACCAAATAGACGGCCGGCCAGCCTGGGTGTTCACATTTCCCAGGCATATCCGCTGACCGCTATGCGGCGCAGTAGGCCGGCGCAACGCTACCAAATCAGAGCGCGCCGAGTTTCATCGGGGCGGGTGGATATATATAACTGCAAAATAAAAAGCCCGGCACAATGCCGGGCTTTCTTCATGTCATAAACGTCAGGTTAGTGTCACTGCATAAGTAATATTTACGTCATTCGTTGCCCCGAATGCCGCGCCAGTTTGCAAGTTTAAAAACAATGCTCGGTTTGTTCCGTCTCGTTCTATTTTCTGAGTACTTGCCGGCATATCCATACCCATATCTCCCCCGCTAGGGATTACTACGGTTAAAGTAGTATCGCCGGCACCAGGCGACGCACCGCCTACGTCAAGGCGCACAGTGCAAGTATCTGCTGCCGCCCCAAGCAATGAGACTTTTACCCATTCAAGCACATAATTTCCAGCTAACGACGCACCGCCAAAAACCGAGTTTTTCGGATAAACATCGATATTAGCGCTATTCCCTGGATTTAAGACACTGTGCACCATCGTAAACCGTGATTCGTTGTACCAAGAGTTTCTTGGTGTACCTGATTCATCTCTAACATAAAGGCCACTGCCTAACGATTCTACGGCAGCTTTGGACACTTCATTTCCATAGGTGCCCGGCAGCGCATAGATAAAGTCCGGGTTGTTGCTAGCATGACCTTCAAGGCGTACACCAGTTATTTTGTTAGAGTGTGCTTTATTCGCATAAATGCTGTAAGTGCTAGTTGCGTCTGGACGAGTTCCCCATGGCTCACGCAATGTCAACACTGTTGCGGTATTACTACCGATCAAGCGCGACTGCCCCGCGCCAGCCCCTCCGGTAATGCGTACCCCATAGTTAACAAAGGCGTTAACGGTCCAAGCTTTTGCGGTATCCGCCAGGGTTAACTGGCCGTTGGAGCCGGATGAGGTGCCAGAATCCACGGATGGGTTAAAGTTCAGACGGAAGCAGGCGAACTTCATACTCTCCGCGCTGATGTCAGAGAACAGGTTGCCGTTGCCGGCGCGAATGTCTCCGAAGTACCCGAAGCCCGCCGCCCGGTTGATTGGGCCGATAATGTTGGCGTTCGGACCATTGCTGCCGCCTGCCCACAAACCCTGGGCGAAGAGAAGCGCGGTTTGGGTGAAGTTAATCCCGCCCGCGCCGTCACCGCCGAACAGCCCGGGCGATTTGATGCGATTGTAATAGGGGCTGGAACCGTTGTTACCCTGACCCTGGAAGACTACCGCGTTAGTTCGCTTAGTCTGCGCGCCGATATTGAACTCGGAGTAGGCAAAACTGGTGAACTCGACAATCACGCTCGCGTCGTTAGCGGCCGAATCGCTTATGACCGTCAGGTTCTTAATCGAACATTCGTTGATGGTAACAAGCGAGGTTGCGCCGCCCACGTCACCAGAGAACAACGTCCCGCCGGCCGCGTTAACAAACCGGATTTTAGAGCAGCTAAAACCAGCCCCGATCAAATGCACGCCGGTCTTCTTGAGGAAAATAGTTCCAGTAACTTTCATGGTGCCCATAGGCAGCAGCACTAACACGGGGCCGGCAACGCTATCAATCGCAGCTTGAACACCGGCCGTATCATCGGCGACCCCATCCGCAATGACACCGTGGTTAATAGCCATAACCGCATGCCGCAACAGGTCCGCCGAGATTTCAGCAACCGCGGCAATTGTATCGCGTAGAGCCTTGCCTACAGTGTCTATCGGATATGGCGGCGTTGCGGAATAACCAACTTGCCCAGCTCCTTTTATGGAATCTGTAAAATTAGCCAGGCTCAAAGCAAGATCGGCAGAAGAGCCAGATACTGGCGCGACCGCTATAGGATTACCGCTACTACCGAAGCCAAGCAAAAGATTAGCGCGGCTGACAGAAGGCGGCAATCTTGCCGGCTCTGGATCAGTGTCAGGAACGCGCAGGGCCTTACTGATGTTGGCTGAACCCTGTTGCGCCAACATAGTCAGCTTGTCCAATGCTCGTTCGTGTGAGGCGGACGGAAAAGGATCGTTGGCCGGATAATCGGTTTCCTGTGTGGCTGGAACATTGCGGCTTATAACCAATGTTGTCCCAGTCGCTGGCGCTACAGTCGCCGTCAGCGTTCCGCCCGCCTGCACTCCGGCACCGGTCAGGGTGTAATCTACGTTCAGAGTTAGCGTGACTTCCGCGCCGGTCGAATCTGTACGCTTTATCACCTTTAGGTGAGTGTTTTCCAAGAAGTAGTAAGGGATGGCAAACACGGTGGTGCTGCCATTGCCGGTATAGGAAACACTGCTCTGTTCGCTGGGAACTGTCATCGCACTACCTCACTTGGGCGCAATAGGAATTCTTGATTGTTCTCTTTTTTGATTCGCTGTTCCATCATTCTCAGCGCCCACCTATCGCAGCTGCCAGATCCGGCGCGCGTTCCGGCACCGTTTCGCCCGGTTCCCACCAGAACGACTGGTTGAATTCGGTTTTTGCTCGGCGCTCCATGCGCCGCAGGTAACCCGGAGATAACAACTCCTGCAGGTCGTGGATCACCGCATGTTCAAACGCCGCCTTAGTGTACCAACTGCGGATGAACGGTGTGTTCTGATAGCCAATGCGCAGCAGGTTGGCGCCGACATCGCTGGGCTCAGTGCCTTCCTTGAACAGGCTGCCGATGACCAGACCGAGATCGGCGGCGGTGCCAAACACCGGCCCGAGCAAGCCGGTCAAGTTGGCCTGACCACCGCGGTTCTCGCCGCCCAAGCCAGTGTTGAGGATGTCGCCGAAAATGCCTACGCCGCCGCCGCGCAACATGGCTTGCACCCAGAACTTCGGATCTGTTACCTCGCGCGGGTCGCGGCCGTTCATGATGTCCAGCAATTGGTTGGTCATGGCCCCGGCCATCAGCAGACTGGTAAACACCGAGGCGGAATAAGCCAGCTTTCCGGCCGTGGTTTCGATCTGTGCCGCGCGCTTCCAGTGGCGCTCAAACATGGCCACGCCGAAGGATTTGAACAGGGTCGCATGGCGCAACGCCTCACCGCCGATCGCGCCGGCTTGGGTGCCTTGGCGCAGGGTGGCGCGGGTCATCAGACCCGGTTGCAGCGAGGTGAATTCGGATTCCTCCTGGATGTAGCCGAGCAGCTTGCCGATGGCATCGTTCTTCTGCGCCGCGCTGAAGTTTTGCAAGCGCGCCACTGCCTCCGGGGTGAGCATGGCCTGGCCGCGCCAATCCTCGGGCGTAGCGGCTTGCCAGACGGCCCAGTCGTCTTGAGTAATGCCATGCCGTTCAAGACGCCCTTGCAGCTTGGCGTCCTCGCCCCAAGCCTTGCGCGTGTCGCCGGCCAGACGCGACATGATCTCCACCGAAAACCCGCGGCGCATCGCGTTTGTCCAGCCTTCCAGCAGGGTGATTTTCATGGTTGCATTGGCCAGCTTCGAGGTCCAGCCGCTGGCCAGGTTGTCGCTGTGGAAGCCGACCATGTCGGTGGTGATGCTGTCCATGCCGAGCGCCATGCGCGCCGCCTCGGCCCGATAATCCGGCGAGACGCTTTTCAGCGCGCTGACCAACGTCTTGCCCAGCGGCAGGCCATGATAGGCCGAGGTTATAGCCAGCGATTGCACATCGCCGATCACCGAAGCAATCAGGGTCGATTGCAGCTTGGCCGCTACCATGAAGTTGCGGATGCCCTGGTTGAACTCGGCAAACCGCGCGTTGACTGGCACGCCGAGGCTGCCATTCAGTACGCCCCAGACCATATCCGGGGTGGCGCCGAACTCCGTACCGGCCAGTATATTGTCGCCGATGCCGTCCTTCTGCTTGGCCGTGTCCTGTAGCAGCCGATAGGTCTGCGCCGCGCTCGGGCCAAGCTGCTCGAGCAGCACCGTGTCCTTGATCTGGCCATGTACCGAATTCTGCATGGCCTCAAAGACTGAGGTCGGGCCGAAATCGCGCATGTATTCCAGGTAGGCATCGCCATCCTTGAAATGAATCTGCCGATGGGCGCCGTCATGCTTGGCCGCGCGGCTGGCCCCGACAGCCCCCGGAGTCATTTTGTTCAGACCATCGGTGCTCAGGGTTTCATAAGCGGCCCGCAGGAACTCGGTCAGCGCGCCATCGTCCATCTGCGTGCCGTCCTCGTTGAGATAACGGCGCCGATCCAGTCGCCCCAGCACATAATTGACCCATGGCCCAACCTTGGCCCGGCGCACCTTGACCAAACTGTGAGGCTGCGGCAGCCAGCCATAGTCCAGCCGACCGATGTTGGCGCCGGCGGCATTCTGCCGTTCGCGGTTGGCGTCCATCTGCTCGCGCCAGACCTTGGCCCCGCGTTTCGCCACGGCGTTGCCGGTGTCCTGGTCGAAGACTTCGTGGACGAAGTCACGCTCGGCCGCTTTGTTGGTGAATAACCCGAAGAATTTCGGCTCGGCCGCCAGGATGGTGTCCATGATCGAGCTGAAGGCGCGGTTGCGCTCACCCTTGACCCGGCTGTCAATCTGTCGCAGACGTTCGAACAACGCCGAGGTGAAGGGCTGCGTACCGCCGAGCACCGTCGCTCGTTCGGCTTGGTTGGCCAGTTCGCGGGTCTGTGCCAACAGGTTCAGGCTTTTGCGCTGGGCGGCCTTCTCCACGGTGGCGATATGATCGGCCATCGCCGCTTGGGCGCCGGCCAGTTGCCGCTGTTGTTCGGTCATGGCATTGAACCGAGTCGGCTCGGTGCGGGCCAGATCACGCATGTGAAAGCTGATCCGATCCTCGATGGCCTGGGCCTCGGCTTTCTTGAGTGGCCGGCCGAGCAGTTGGCTGACCTCGTCGATGCAATCGGCGCGCATGGTGACTCCTAGTTAGAGACGCAGGAAACAGGCAATAGCCTTGTCATAGACTGAGGCCTCGCGCAGACCGGCATCCCGCTCGGCCAACAACTCGGCCAGGGCCTCGTCGGCGCGCAGGGCAATCGGCTGGCCATCGGCGTCGAAACCGCTGCGGACCACCGCATTCGGCTGGCGGGCAATGGCGGTGCGCAGCAGCTGTACTTCGGGCGGTTCTGCCGCCGCGCGAGCGCCAGGCGCTGCTGGTTCTGCGGTCGGCTCGGCCACCCGGACAGCCGGTGCGGCACTCGGCGCAGCGGTTGGCTCCGGCTCTATCGCGCGGACAGCCGGGATGGACAGTGTTTCCGGCGGCAGACTGGCGGCGTGCTCGGCCACCAGCCGGTCAAGTTCTTTCTTGGCGCTGCGCTCGACCCGTTGCCGCGGCGTGAGATTGGCTTCGCGGACTTGCCCGGCCAGTGGCCGGCGTTGGAAGCCATGGGCCAATTCATCGGCGCGGGCATTGATGCGCTCTTTCATGCCCCGCGGCAGTTCGCCGCGTTCCAATGTTGCCAGCTCGGCTCTGGCCTGTTCGGCACTGCGATTGGCGGCCAGACTCTCATCGATGGTGGCCTGGCGCTGATTGAGCGCAGCGCGCTCGGCGGCGATGGCCTGACGTGCAGAGGTTTCGGCCTGCTTGCGACTCTGACCCTGACTCTGGAATTCCTTGGCGCGCGCCCGAAAGCTGTCATCTAATGCGGCCAGGCTGCGCTGAATCCCTGTTAGTTCCGTTTTCAAGTCACGCACGTTCGGCAGCAGATCGGCCGCTCGTTGCTCCAGTTCGGCGCGTACCGTCGGCTCGAGCTCGGCGCGCGCGCTAATCAATAGCTCAGCCCGGGGTGGAACGATCTGCGCTACTTCATCACTGGCCCGCAGGAACTCGGCGGCATGGATGCTCTCGGGCAATGCCACCGGCTCTCCGCGATTGAGCTGTTCGATAGCGCCGCGCAGAGCGTCTTGATGGGCAATCGCCGATTTCGGGTTGAGCGGTAGACCAGGGGCAGTGGCGACCTCGAAATGCTGGGCATTGTTCTCGGTCAACGCGGCTTGCACCTGTTCGGTATTCGGGCGACGCATGCCGGCCCGGCCGATACCGAGAAATGCCGCTCCCAGGATCGCATCGATAGCCAGCGCCTGGCCATCCATCGCCTGATATTGCGCGGACTGGGCGGTATACCCGGCACTGTCCAGCAATTGCCCGGTTAGCCCCCGGCTGGCGGCGCCCAGGCCGACATTGGCGCCCACTGCAATGCCCAGGTCACCCAGTAGCGGCCTGACGAAGCGGGCCGCCGGTAGCAACGCGCCAACGCCAAGCGTGGCCCCTTCGATCACGCCCTTGAGCGTCGCGGTAGCCGGATCAATGCCTTCGGCTTCGGCCACCACCTTCCCGGCGAATCCAGCCGGCGCCCCCGCCGCTACGGCGCCCCCGATCGGGCCACCGGCCAAGGCGCCAAGCACGGTGCGCGGCAACACGGCGCCCGCTTCGCTGAGGATCTGGGAAGCCCATCCGGTGGTAGTTGGATCGGGACGCAGGTCGAGCACGGCGCGGGCCGTATCGGTGCCGATCGCGCTGACCTTCTGCTGAATGGCATCGCGTTCTTCTTCGGTGATCGGCGACACGCTTTCGCCATCCGGGCCAAACACATCGCCAAAGGTCAGGCTCTGTGCGGCCAGATTGCCGCTGGCCTGGGCGAACAAGGCCTCGAATGCGCCAGCGCCCTCGAATGCGCCGCGCACCAGCCCCTGGCCCAGCGCCCCATAGGCACCGGCGAAGGCTCCCGGTTCCGGCCGCTCGGCAGTCTCGGCAGTGTAAGCGATGCGCTGCGCCTGGCTAAGCAGCTCGCCCTCTTCCACCGTGTCATCGAGCCAGCTCATTTGATCCTCACGATCAGCGGCTGCTGAGTCTGCGGATCAAGCTGCGCGCGTGTACCATTCATCAAGAAATACGCGTCTTGAATCGGTTTGCCGCGGGCATCCACGGCCGGCGTCAACGGCATGTCCTCCAGTTGATCGAGCGCCAAACCGGAACGGGTGGCCAGGCCCTGCAACTCGATGTCGACGATCTGATCGAAGAGCTTGTCGGACAATCCATAGGGCTTGATTACCTTGGTTCCGGCACGTACGGCGATGCCGCCAGTGGCCAATGCCAGAGCCTTCTTCGATAGCTTGTTGACAACTTCCGCCTGGGGTCCATGGGTCACGCCATCCGGCCCGGCCATGCCGGCATACAGCGATTTGTAGGCCAGGTAGGCTTGTTCGCGCTGCGGTGTGCCTGGCACCAACGCCATCCCCACCGATGAATCGAATTCCTCACGGAAGCGCTCCTCGCTCGGCATAGACACCGACTTGTCGGCCAGCACCTTGCTCCCGGCCAGCAAGACCTGCGGCACATCGGTGCCATCCTCGCCTTTGAGCCCGCGGAATTGCGCCAGGCCAGCCAACATGGTGGCCGGCGAATCGGCCGCCAATGGTTTCAGCGCGGCGAGATAATCGGAACCGGACGGCGAAGCGGCAGCCAGGGCGCTCAACAATTGCAGCTTTGACTTATCATCGGCCTGGGCCACATAGGCCTTGAGCTGGGCAGCCTCTTCGGGACGCCAGGGATTGCGCGCCACTTCCGGCCCGTACTGGGTGCGCAAGGCATTCACGGTATCGAAGCGCTGCGCCAGCTGATCGCTGAACTGTTGTTGTTGGCCGGGCGTATCGATAGCAGCCAGATCCAGGGGCGGAATGCTCTCACCGGTGCGCAGGGCATTGAATGCCAGTGGCTGCTCGCGCAACATCTTTACATTCTGCTCCACCGCCCCCTCCAGGCGCTTGATGTTGGCCTGCTCGGTGAGGCTGGCGCCTTCGGTGGCCATCTGTTGGCGCTTCTGTTCCAGGTACTGCACCTGCACGTCAATCGGCTGGCGCAGCAGGCCTTGCACTTCGTTCATCTGTTCGATGCGCGTGTTGTACTCGGGCGCCAAGCTGGTGCCGCGCAGCGCATCTTGCCAGCGCAGTTGATCCTCCGGAGTGGCCGGAATGCCGCTGGCGGCCTGTTTATCCATCTGATCCAGAACTCGCCCGGCGGCCACTTCTCGACGTAGGGCAATCATCTCGCCGCGTTCGGCCAGACGCTGGTGCTGCTGCTGGGCATAGTCGATCAGTTGCTGCTGACGCTCAGCCGGTAGCGAGTCGAACGACCAGCGCGAGCCCTGCTTAAAACTGGCATTCGGGTTCTGGTCGGCAATCGCCCGTTCGGCGGTCCAAGCGATTTCCTGCATGGCTTGAACAGTGGCATCGCGTTTGTACTCCGGCGCCAGTTGCAGGCTATCCACCGCCTCTTTGTAGCTGGCGGCGAAACGTTGAGCTTCGCCCGGGCTGCCAAGCACAGCGCGTTTGTAGTTCTCGCGTACCTGATCCAGCCCAGCGATCTTGTGCCGCGCAGTTTCCTGCGACTGCCAGCCGATGGCTTGGCGGCCCAGGGATGAGCGCATATCGTCCAGACGCGCACGCATAGCCTGCTCACCTTCACGGGTCTGCAACCCCTGGGTGGCGGTCTTCTGGTATTCGTCGATGGCGCCGAAGACTTGCTCTGGATAATTGTCAGCGCCCGGCTGGTAGTTGTTTTTCAGTTCATCCAGTTTCGAGGTAAGGTCCAGCTCGGCCTGGCTGGTACGCTTGGCGATCTCCAGTTTGTCGGTCTCGAGCTTCTTCGCCTGTTCCTTGGCTGCCAAGTCCTGGCCAATGGCGCCGACCACGCGGCCGAGGCTTTGCAGGCCGCTGCTGACATCCGGCTCAATCGGACGCACCTCAAGCTGCCCGCTCGGGGTGGTTTGCTGGCTGTAGATCGGGATGCGTGCCATCAGGCTTTACCCCCGAAATAGTTGCTGGTTGCGCCCAACACACTAGACCCCGCCTTGAGAAAAGATTGCTGCTTGGCGCTTTGTGCCGCGCGCTTGTGTTGTTCGGCCTGAGACAGCAGACCGCGAGATTGCAGCAGGCCTTCGTATCGAGTGTTCAGAAGGTCCAGCTCTTGGAGCTGCGCAGTTTCCTTGGCAATGTCGGCGCTAGTACCTTGGAAACTGATGCCAGCCTGTGCAGTGGCGGCGCGTTGCTCGCCACTAAACCGGCGTTGTTCACGGCGCAAAGCATCTTCACGGGCAACGGCCTGTTGCCTGGCAATCTTCGCGTTTTCTTCCGCGATGGCTGCCGATTCTTCACCAGCCTGGGCCGCTGCCTGGCCTTGCTGAACCGCGCCTACAACGCCAACGGCGGCGGTTATGTAGGGTATTGCTGCTGCGAACCATGCCATTATTGAAGCCTCACATATTGATCGGCGTCTAGGCCATTAGGGGCGTACTTCGGTAAGTAGGCCTCATGCTTGAAACCGAGTAACTTTGCCCAACGGTGGGCCTGCGGCCATTGGTGATCGACCGTAATCTCTATGCGGCGCATCGGGTGCAAGTCCAAAAATCGCTTGGTGATCCGATGCATTCTAAAGAACTGCGCACCATGCAGGCCATCAGATATCAGCGACCACATCAGGCCCCGGCCTTCCCATATAAGCGAAATACCACCGACCGCTAGAACTTTGCCGTCTTCGATCAAAGTATAAGCCGGGCCCGCTTCAAGAAGTGACTGACAGTAATCATCATCAATCAATTCTTTCATGTAGGCTTGGCCCGGTTGCAACTCAATGCACTTTGCATGCTCTGGTCGAAAGTCGACAAGTTCCATTATCGGTCCTGTGTGTTGACCTCGGGAATAATGGCAACAAGTGTAAACGGTAATGGCTGATCATTCACATACCAGAGTCGTCCCTCCTTCTCATAACCACCAGGCCAGCCGACACGCTTGTCACCAGTAAACACGGCGGGCGGGCTGTCCATCGGATCGGCCGCTTCACGGAATAGGATTTCTTGCAGCTTGGTTTCGCTGGGACCGGCCTTCCCGCCAAGGGTATCCATGAAACGCAGGGTGGCATGAGTAATACGTTTAATCTTGCCCTGGGCCGTGCCATCCGCGGCGCCGGCCTCCAGGCGCATGGTGGCGACCTTGGCTGGGCAGGGCAGGCCGAGATGAACCACCGAGGCTGCGCGATCGAGGGTGACACTGCCGCCGATCATGACTTTTTGCGGATGGGTGGCACCATCGGCGAGAATATCCACCGTTGTGCCATTAAGATGGCTGCCGCCGCTGATTACCGTGGCCGGCGCACCGTTGTAGCTCAGACCGCTGTCGACGTAGAACGCCTCGTTCTGCGGCTGGCTACTGTCCCACTCTTCTTCCATCCACTCGACATAGCGCTTGGTCACACCACTGATGGTGCGTTTGACGATCAACCAGAGGTCATCTCGGTCGCCGTTCGGCGAGGGAATGCTGACAATCGACTCGACAACCCCGGTGCCGCCCAATTGATGGCGATGCCAAGCCGTCACAGACTGCTCTTGGTCAAAGGTGAAGCCCAGCAGCAGGCCGTCATTACGCACCGCCCATACGATGCTGTAAGGCTCCTGCTGATAGGCAACTTGCAGGATTGCTTGGCGCCTGCGGAAGAAGTGCGGGGCCAGGGCCGACATGTTGTTGCCCTGGAATGTGTCGCTGTTGAAGTCGTACAGGTAGGAGCGCAGTTTACGCGCCGATTTCTGCACGAACAGGATGGTGCTGCCGACCTTGGCCGGGATTGCCCCATTGGATCCATAATCGGACTGTTTGCTGATCTTCACGTTGCCAGGGCCGAATGCTTCGCTGGTGGTGATCTCGCGAATCGAATGCTCGGCGCCGGCCGTTCCTACGATCAGCGAATCACCCGGGCTAAGCCACTTGACGTTATCTACCTTGTCGGAATCTATGCGAATGCTGATCGCCTGATCTTTGACTATCTGCCCGCCGGCATCCTTGGCGCTGAAATCTTCGAAGTCTCCGGCTACTGAAAACCAGATCAACTGATCAGCCGAGCGGGCGAAGCACAGGCGCTCGCGGAAAAAGGTGGTATGCGATGGCCAGCCATCGGTGTTGCTCCAGGCACCGAAGGCCCAGCGGTTGGAGGCATTACCCGAGCCCACGGCGCCGGTCGGCACCTGATCCAGCACCGTGGCCGTGACCACCGTACTGGACGTGAAGCCGGTGATCGTCAGCGTGCCGTAGCCGGCGTTCTGGAACGCCCACTGCACGCCGCCGTCGCCATCATAACGCGCGCCCTCGGTATGCACCGGACGCACCGCGCCCGTGGTCGCGCTGTTATTGGCTAAATAATTCTTGCCATCCGAGCGGCGCAAAGCTCCAGCGGTGATGGTCTTGCCTGGCTCCCACTGATTGACGATATCGACGGCCTTCTGCTCGAGCAGAAAGGTGCGGCCGACATCGCTGGCGGCGAACAACGCAGCCGAAGCGGTCAGCGTCACTGAGCCGGTCTGGGCGCTGGCATAGATGGTGATGGCCTGATCTGGATCAACATCCTTGAATGGACCGCCATCCGGTTCAAATAGCGCCATGGTGAAGCTCAGCGCGCTGAAACGTTGCAGCTTGCGCGGCTGGTGCGATGGATGGGTGATGTAGAGCACGTCGCCGGACTGCACGAAATTCAGCGCCAGGGTGCCGTCGGCGTTCTTCAGATTGGCCGTGGTGTAGGGCGTGGCCACTTCCAGCGGCACGCCGGGGCTGCTCTCGACCAGGCCGTGATTGGTGTAGAAGCGCACATAGAGATTGCCGAACTCCAACACGTAGGCCTGTTCGGCGCTGAACTCGAAGGGCAGCAGCCAAGTCTGGTTGGCCGAGGTCTTAACCTCGTTGACGAAGCGCGTGCCACCGCGGCGCCGGGCCGGGCCCTGCACCAGCGGCAGGCTGTTCTCCATGCGAAAACAGCTGTTACCGTGCTTGTCCAAGTCGACGCGACCTTCCAGCTCGGGCGACCATTCACCGGCATTGAAGGAGGTCTGAATCGGGGTCGCTTTGGCCATTTACAACCTCGACATGATCCAGGATTCATCGGGCAGGGTCTGCGGCGGGTTTTCGATGGCATCGGCGCGTAGGGCGCTGCGGATGGCCAAGGCGTATTCCTCGGCCGCCAGTTGGCGCTTGGTGTTGGATTGGGTCAGGCGCTCGCAGCATTCCATGGCTAGCTTGCAAGCGAAGGCTTCGACAAACAATGCATCGTAAAGACCGGGATCAGTTACAAGGCTGACGTAACGGATGTTCAGCGGCGCCGGGAAGTCGGTGAGGATTTTTCGGCCTTCGACTTGGAACTCCGCTTCGCTCATGCCGACATAGTCGGAGAGCGACAGGCCGACATAGATTTCGCCGACCTGAATCAGGCGCAGGTGATCGGCCGGCAGCTGGAATTCGTTGGTGAAGCCGAATGCCGGCACACTGGCCAGGGCCGGCAGCGCTGCGCGCTTGACCGAGAAGTTCCATACCCGGGCGCGCAGTTCGGCCATCAGCACCGTGTCATACATGCTATTGAGGACCTTGGCGTTCTCCTGGTCATCCAGGATGTCCATGATCCGGTCATCGCCGATCTTGGTCAGGGCTCGGTTGGCGATGTCGATCTTAGAGGCCATAGGTCACCCGTAGTACGAGACGTTGAGGATGCCGCCCAGGCCGAGCTGTATCACCTGGAACGCGGCCAGATCGCCGTCATAGCGCAGTTCACCGCCAACTGACAACGGCATGCCCACCAAAGCAGTGGGCGCCACACCATCATCACGCCAGCGTAGCGTGGCACCTTCGGCCACCATCAGCGCATAGCTGGCGCCTGGTGGCACTGCTAGGCTGGCGGCCCCAATCAGGCCAGTGACCTGCTGGTAACCCAGGCAGATCAGCGGCGCCGGCATTGCTGCTGTAACGGCGACTGTCGATTGATCCTGGCGATTGCGCGTGCGAGCCATGTGAACCTCTTAGGCAGGCGGCCAGGTGCCTTCAAGAATGCGGTTGATGACGTATTGCAGGGACTGCACTGCATCATCTTTTGTCAGCGCATTGGCGGTATCTACCGTAACGCGCACAGCCGATGTACTGATTGAGCCCCCCGCCGAAAGCACGACATCTTCATCGTGTCCGCCGAGAACCAGATCATATTGATGTTGAGCCATGAGCCTTCACCTCGAAAAAAGGGGCCCGAAGGCCCCAACAGGGAATTACACAGTCCAGAGGATTTCCAGCGAAATGGTACCAGCCACATCGCCGACCGAAATGCCAGTAAAGGCCACATCGTACTCGCGCTGCGAGTCGGAAGTCAGGCCCAGCAATTCCCACAGACGCTTCTCAATACCGTCGATATTCGCCGCTTCGTAGCGCAATTCCGTGCCAGCAGTGCTGGCGGCCTGGAAATTCACTGCGCTAGCGAAGGCATCCGAGTCCGCGACTGCACCACCATTGGCCGCCGTTTGATGCAGACCAAGATCGAACGAGGTTGCGCCTGCCGCCAAGGTAATCGCGTCATTGAACGCGACCAGCGACAGAATTCGCGCATTCGATGGGATGCGAGCCATTCGATACACGGAGTTGTTGTCATCCGCAGCAGCTACCTCAACAGTGCCACATGCGGAAAAGACTGGGCCTTTGATGAGCGCGCGGTTGGTGATGACCACCGGCGTGGCGTCCGCGTTGGTGATCGCGGTTGATTTCGTATTGACGACAGCCATGGCTTAGGCCTCCCGGCAGATGATTTTGACGACTTTCTTCTCTTCGGTGCGGGTCGCGCCGATAGTGCCTTCGGCGTAAACCTGCCACGGTAGCGAAGAAAGGTCGCCGCGCTGGCGCACATCGGTGCGAATGTCGCCCCAAATGCCCAGGTGCATGCCGCTCTTGGCCCAGGCCGGCACGCTGCGGTCGCTCGAAGTGATCGGCAGGCGTTCGGTATGGATGAAGTTGAAGCCCATGAAGGCGGTGATCTTGCCGTCCACCAGCGCCGGGCGATTTGTGTAATCCAGGCTGACCGCCTGGGTCTCGTTCAGCAGCGCAGTGTGCTGCTTGGCGGTGATGGCGACGAACAGTTGCTCATCCGGATCGACCTCGTTGGCCATCAGGATTTCGCGCGCCTTCTTCAGCTTGGCCAGGTTGAGATCGGTATCAGTACCGCCGACATCGTTGCTGACTTCCTGGGTGGCCGGGAAGGTGACGCTGGTGCTGCCGTTTTCGCCGGTCTTCGAAGTGCCGAAAAATGCGGTTATGATTTCATCGTCGATTGAACGGCCGAGCGCATAGATCGCACTCTGCACATAGGCCGATTGCGGGTCGACCAGCAGACGCAGCTTGTCGAAGTTATCGATCAGTTCATTCCAGTCGTAGTCGTTGGGGAACACCCAGCGGCGGTCGGTCGGAATGTCCAGCGGGGTCAGCGGCTGATAGCGGCCGACACGCTTGGCGGCGTTGGTCAGACCGACTTGATCGACTGCCACAGCCTGTTTGCCGACATGCATCTGCTCCATAACAGCGGCGCGCAAACGCGAGCCTTTCTGCTGGAGAAGGAGTTGCAGGTTGGTGGTGTACTGTTGGACGAAATGCGTGGGAATGTTCTGGCTCATGACAAGCCCTCCAAGAAACCAAGAATGGGTTTATTGGGCTTGTCCGCTATGCGGGGCCGATGCCTCAGATCGTCTGAGGCGCACGGTCTAATCTAGACTGACCCGGGGGAATTACCCTTGTCCGGTATTAACGCAATGATATAACAATTGCGCTTATATGCAAGTTAGCCAGGGAAAGCGATTTTGTGCAGACGTTCCATTTCCGCCCGCGCGTCAGCATCTCCGCCGATATAGCGCTTGGTGAAGTCAGGATCGCCGCGCAGGCTTTCTATCCGCGCTTTGGCCTCAACCGGAGTAACGCCGAAACGGTTGCTGCCACCGTCCATGCCTTTGGCCTCATGCTCCATGAAGTGTTTGCCGAAGAACTCGAAGATCTTGGCCGCCTTGGCCACGCCCAGGGTGCGCTCCAGCTGCATGCCTTCTTCTGAACTCAGGCCTGCTTCACGCATAGCCCGCTTGGCCATTTCAGCCCGCGCATTGAACTGGTCGCCCCAGTCTTTTTGCAGCGACTCAATGTCACGTTCAGCGTTGGCCAGATATTTCTGTTCCTCGGCCTCCATCATTTGCTGGCCGTGCTGATTCCACTTCTCGGCCAGGCCCTGCGCTTGCTTGTTGCTCAGGCCTTCACTGTGGAACCACTCCCTGGCGGTCTTCACGAATTCGCCGGTATCACCTTCCGGAATCGGAATCTCGTAAGCATCTGCCGATTGCGGGCGGCCAAGCTTGTTGTAGACGTTGCTCCAGCCCTCGGCGTCGGCTTCATCCTTGGGCAGTACTAGACCGCGCCCGGCTTTGTCAGCGCCAAGCAGTCGCTCCAGATGCCAGGCCGACTGCGTAGCAGCTTCCGGGCTTTTCCAGCCCTTGCCCGCGGCCCAGTCCTTTACGGACGGGTCTTGGAAACCCTCATACCAGGGCTTTTCTTCTGTCGCTTGAGTTGCAGCAGGGTTGCCCGTATCAACAACGGACCCGGTTTCTTCACTCATGGTCTAGCCCTCCTAGGGCTGTTTGGGTTTCATCTTGAACAGCGCGCAGGATTTCCGCGTCACTGATATGCAAATGCGCCAGGATTCTGTTGTAAACCTCTAAGCGACCCACCGCCAGCATCGAAGCATGTATATCGACTGTTCGGCTGATCGGCGAAACTATGGCGGTGGACTGTTGTGCACGGCAAAACTTCGCCAGATCGGCAAATACTGTACGCCCAGCCTGGGTCAATTGGTTGTTGTCATCAAAAAAGCACTGCCTATAAGCCGTGCGTTTCCGTGCTAGACGCTTCTGAAACCACTGTGCGACGTTCATCCTGCCACCGGGGCCGGCGTGGCGGCAATGTGTTCAGCTTCGGCGAAGTTCTTAGCAGATTGGGCAGCGACTGGAGCAGCCTGCAACAGCGCGGCGGCTTGCTGCTGAGCAATCGCCTGCGCTTCGATCTGTTCCAACTCGTCTGACGAGTACAGCAGTTTGGACGGAACACCGTTAATCTCGGCCAGCTCGCGAATGGTCTCGCCGACCTTGAAGATTTTCAGGGCGCTAGGATCGATCTGCGCCAGCGGCACCGCCGATTCGATGGTGCGCAGGATGGCCACGCCTTCTTCGGCGCGCTGGGCACGGTTCAGCGGCGAGGTGTAGTCGATCTCGACCAGGCCACCACGCTCCTGCAAGATGCGCGGCATCGGCGGAAGTTGCCCGGCGGCGGCGAGGATGTCCAGCTCGCGCTCGATCATCGGCCCGAGCATCTCCGATTGTTGGCGGCCCATGGTCGGCGCCAGCAGTTGGCCCTTCTCCTGGGCGCGCAACATGGCTTCGGTCGCGGTCATACTCGGTTGATCAACCAGGATCTGGAACAGGGTGACCAGGAAGGCATCGTTGATCTGCTTGCGCTTCTGCTCCTGCAACTCCAGGCCCAGGCCCAGGTTGCCGCGCATATCCAGCTGCTTGACCAGTTCCTCGCCACGCTCGTTCAAGTAGCCTGGGTTCAACGCATTCGGACGCATGTTGAACGGTTGCAGGGCCCCATCATCGGTGACCAGCATCGGCGGATCGACCATGCGATGGGCCGCGCGGATGATGGTTTTTTCCTGCTCGTTGAGCATCTTGATATCGGGCAGCACCAGCATAGCTGGTCCGCGCCCATAAGTTTCGTTCGGCGTGGTGATGAAACGGCCAATCTGGTAGGGCATCGATCGATAGCCGCCCTCGTCCAGCAGTGCCTTCCCGGTGATCGAGACGTAATAGCTGGCGAACTCCATGCCTTTGTACGAGCGCATGCCCGGCTTGCGTTCTTCGTTCGGCTTCACGCAATGGATGAACTCGAAACGCGCCTCGGGATCGGACTCGAGCTTGCCCTTGATCTGCTCGGGCAGGCGATCCTCGCCGAACTTCTGCGCGGCCTGGCGGGCGCTGTACTCGAACTTGCGAAACACCTTGTCGATTTGGCCGACGTGGTTCTCACAAATGAACAGCTCCCCCAGGTGAATCGACTTGTAGCGCAGGCCACGACCCACCATCTCGTCGGTGAATATGCAGCCAGTACCAAAGGCGCCGATGCTCATGTATGACTCGAACATCTGGCTGGCGAAGTTGGAGCCGGCCGCATAGCGCGCACGGAACAACAGGCCATTGACCGCATCGAGATAGCGCTTGACCTCGTAGTCTTCGGCTAGGTCTTCGTCCTGTACGGCTAGCTTGTGCCACTTCTGGGTGCGCGGGGTAAGCATGGATTCCATGGCAGCGCCGAACCGCGGCAGCGCTAAGGATGCAGTGCCGTCGAAGATTCGCTCTGTGCGCTTGTCGCCCGGAGTTCGGTTGCTTGTGAAGATCGCACGGTCAGGCCAGACCCGCTCGGCAATCTCTTGCCAGTGGCTCTCCCAAATCCCGCGCATTGACTTGGCGCGTTCGAAGTTTTTGATGATCTCTTCGGCGAGACTATCGGTCATGGTCATTCACCCAGAAGAGTTTTGCCGCGCGTAGGTGTTGAAGCCTGCGTACCGCCAAGGGCAGAACCTGCCAGGATGGTCGAAGAACGACCGCGGCGGCGCAGTTTCTGGCTTTCCTCATCTTTGGCCATGGCCTCATCGTCGATCTCAACGGCTGGAATTTCTTTAACCGGCTTTGGTTTCGGCTTCGATCCAAACAAACCGCCCATGTTTATTCTCCTAGCAGTGTCTTGCGCGAGACGCCAGCGCCCGAGGGTTTATTGGGGTCGGTACTGAGGATGGTGGAAGAACGACCGCGGCGGCGCCCGGCTGTGCGTGTGCGTTCTTCCTCAAGCACGGCATCGTCGATGGTTGGCGTCGATGGCGCGGTGGTGTCGGTCATCACTGGGGAAGGGCCGGTGAACAGCGTCATCACGTTTTTATCGCCCTCACCGGTAAAGCTCGGCATGCCGGCCTTTTCCCATAGAACGTCGCCACCGCGCAAAGGGTCTATTTTCCCGATTTTCTTCCCGATTTTGCTGCCGAATCCACCTATGCCAGCCATATGTCACCCAAATATGTTGTAGTCAGAAACTGCGGTGGAACGGTTGTAGCCGCTGGACTTCTTGCGGATCACCGCTTTACCTTCACCACCACCCAGGAGCATATATTGCCCAGCTTCACAGACATGAGAATACATGTTCTTGTCAGGTTCGTCCTTATAGCGCTCATCGCCAATTACTTGCACACGCTTGTAACTGAACCCGCCAGCCATGCCTTTGCGTGCCATCTTGCAGTCTGGATGGATGATCAGCCCAGGCTCGCCCTCAACCAAACGATTCAGGCAGCTAGCAACAGCCTCGCGGCGAATTGTCGGATCATTGGTCGAAGTGCCAGATATTGGTATTCCGTTTGCTCGCATGATCAGAATAGGCGTGTCGTCATTGGTCTGCGCGCGGTTATCGCCAGACGGATCGCCGCTGAACTTCTCCCATTCGAAGTGCGGCAACTTCTCATTGATGAAACGATTAACTAGCTTCGAAAATTCAACGGCGCCCATATCTTCGGTGACTATCTCGTAACGCCAACGCCACTGGCCCATCAGTGTGCGCTGTCCGATCAGTGCGGCAGGTGTGCGACCGAAGTCAACGCCCATATACAGCGGCAGCCCGGGAATCAGTTCGAACTCGCGGCAATGGATGCTATCTATGTACTCTGGATAGACCGGCTTGCCATCCATGACGAAGCCGTATTGGTTGGCCAAGTTAACAGCTATCCAGTCGTCAGACTTGCCTTGGGCGCCTTTCAGGTAATAGCCAGGCGGCAGGTTGTTGACGTTCTCGGCCCTGGGATTCTCTACCCAACGCTTGCGGCCAGCTAGACCTATGCCGTCCTCGATCAGACCGCCGGGTTGGCGGAAGAACTCCCAGCCTTCTGGGCGGTCTTCCTCGGCTAGCCTGTAATACCAGTGGTCATTGTCCGGGGCGTTAGTGTCGCCGATCATGCCGTGCCAGGTTGGGCCGCCATCCATCGCGGAAGGGTAGCGACCATGGCGCAGGTCGCACATATCGACCACCTGTTTGTTCAGCTCCTTGACCTCATTCAGCCAGAAGCCGGTCACCTGCATACCGCGGAGTTTGCGCACTGCGTCCGGCCGGTCCAGGGCGAGAAAGACCAGCTCGGCCTCGACAATGGTCTGATCCTCAAGCATGAAGGCGATGGAGTGCGTCGGGGGCTCCATGCCGCCCGAGGTGAATTTACCAAGATGTCCGAACAGTTCCAGCCAATCCTTGACGGTGGTACTTAGCAAGTCTGGATAGGTATTACGAATGGCGCACCAGCGCGACTTTCGGCGGCCCTCGGCGTTGGCCTTCTGGCTGCACAACTGTTTGAACAGCTTCTGGCACGACTGGAAGGTCTTGCCCGAACCTAATGGCCCCATGATGAAGGATACACGCGCCGCCGAGGCCATATAGGCACCCAAGACGGCGCCCTGCGGCTTCAGGCGATATTCAATCCTCTTCTGGCTCATCTTTCCGGCCTGTCAAGTCGCGCACAATGACCAAAGGCAACATACCTTTGCCATCCACTTCCAGGCGATCGCCATACTCTTTTGGCGCAATCTTGGAGGCGCGCCAGCGGTAATGATGTGCCAGTTCCTTTGCTCTCTTCAGTTCGAACTCATCAGGCGCATCCTCAATTACTTGGGTTGCCTTCTCTTCCCAATAAGTCGCAGCTAATGCTCTAGCGCCCTTAACGCGCGCGGAACGGTCAGCGTCATCAGTCACCCATGAAATGAATGTCCCTTTCGACACTCCAGCCATATCGGCAATTTCGGTCATGGTTTTACAGCCGGCGAGAAGTTCGCAGACTTGATCGATGCCGAATGCATCAAGAGCATCTTTTGCTGGCGTTTCTTTCATGGGCAAACCTTCACACCCCACACATGCTGCGACCAAGCTCCCAGCACATCATGCCGAGGCCGACGAATATCGGGGCCGTATCCCAGCCGATCAGTTTCACCGTTGGCCCTTCTTGCCGGTAAAACCAGCGCACCAGGCCTTGTCTTTGCATTGCCGGTCATCAACGCCAGATTGAGCGGGCTGTTTCAACAGTTGCTCGAGCTTCTCAGCTTGGTACATTCGCAATGGACGCTTCATGTCTGCCATGTCATTTCCTCTTCTTGCTCTTGCCCGCCTTGGCCATGGCAATCGCGATGGACTGCTCGCGGCTGCGGCCGGAATGAATCAGTTCTTGAATGTTCTCGCCAATCACGGTCGGCGTTTTCCCTTTCTTCAGGGGCATGACATGCCTCACGGTTGCTGGTTTTTGCGTAGAAGCCCGAGCCAGCCAACGGTCAAATCGGTGCTGTTAGCTGTCACGTTGGTGCAACGCATCTGAACGTCCGTTTTCTCTGGGTATGGAATGCCTGGGACGCCGTTCTGCAGGTAGGGCTGGCGCTCGCTGAAGCTCACCTCAAGCGGCATCCGAATGATACCTGCCCCGTTTCGTTGCCACGTCGATACCGTGGCGTAATGGGTTGTGCCGCCCGAACGGTTGATAGTGAACAGATGATCCGTGACTTGCAGGAAATGCCCGGCTGGTACAGTGAATTGCGACTGCCTAAGAATGCCCTTTCCGAGCGGCATGATGGCTCGCGTGGTGCCAGCCCCTGCATCGCGGATAGTGATGTCGCCGTCATTGACCTGGAGCGAACCGACAGTCGTCGTTAACACGCTGTTGATGCGGAAGAACTGTGCCACCAGTGGGACGGCAGTCGCCCCGTTCATCGTCACGGTTTCGGAAATCTCGGCATAGTTGATGTCGAGCCCGTTGACGATGATGGTGCGCGCACCTGTTCCGGCCGCGGTATCGTTCGCACTGCCCGACACAGCCTCGAGCGATGTTGCCGCGGTCATCCATGGATACAGGCCTCCGCCGGTCCAGATGTCCTCTGGAACCGATGCGGTGTCTACGGATGGGTTGTTGCCGAGTGCGATGATTCGGCGGAAACCTGGGCGAAGACCAAAGCCCAGGTCATAGAGATAGTCTTCATAGCCAAAACCGCGCGAACCCATCACTTTCTCCCTACGTCATAGGTTGCAATTGATACCGCACACCGGGGCCAGCTTCACCGATCCGGAGCCCACTGCCGTGATGAAGGAGATTTTTTCGCCCTGGCGGATGGCGAACAGCCGGGTGTCATTGGCCACCAGGAAGTGATCGACGCCAGTCGACAGCGCGGTCGGATTGCTGCCGGCCCTGGCGTAGCAGTCAACGCTCGGGGTGATCTCCACCATGTCAGCATCGATGTTCGCGGATTGAACTGCGACAGTGGATAAAGCCAACTGCTGGCATGTGCCGCCGCTAGCCAATTCGAACGCGATTGTGACCGGGTTAAGACTCATTTGCTATCCTCGCCTCTGGTACGCATTGCCACGCATTCTAGCGCGTTTCTGTGCGACTAGCAGGATAAGCAACAACCCAGCATAAAGCCCGATTACGATGTCCAAACCAAGCTGCACTGTAGCGTCCGCCTGTTGCAGCTGGTCATTGAGTAGCATCTGCTCCACTGCGAGCAGCAATGACCAGGTGGCAGATATTGCCAGGAGGTAATTGACGCATGATCGCCCGGCCACTGCCATTGCCACGAAGTCCACCATGAAAAAGGCGAAATACCATTTAGCCAATAGCCAGGCGCCGGCCGCTTCCACCCACTCTGGCATCAGCGAATCGACAACATAAAAGCCGACGAAATGCAGGAAGATGGCGGCCAGTGCTTTCATTTCTTTGTCGTCTTCGCTGGCTTAGGTTCAGCCGGTTTGCGGTACACGTCATTGTTCGGGCGCTTGGTGCTTTCCGGGGTCTTGCGTGCCATGTGTTTCTCCTTGGTTGTTTGAACATACGGTTGAAATGTAGGCCTGTAGGCCTGTAATCAGGGTTTCCTTGCGCTGGATTCCGGCGCGGAGATTGTTCCAATGCTGTCCATCAGCGGGATCAAGCTCGGCTCGTTCTGCATCAGGGCTGCTGGGGGTGCCGGTATTCGACACTGGACAACGGGCCTTGATGTACACCCTGTAATCACCGCGATTGATGCCAGAAGCAAGACGATCATGCTCAGCTTGTACATTGGACAGGCTCTCTTGGTATTGGCTATCAACGCCATCCCGGGCGGCAATCGCGCGATCGAATTGTGCGGCTTGCTCAGAAAGTGCGGCCTGGGCCAGCGCTTGGGCCTTGTCTTGCTCGTGCCCTGCGCCTGTTGTCCATCCATGGGCCCAGGCCGCAACAACCACGGTGGCAACAACGCCCAAGCTAATCAGCCAGCTAGGCATAATGCTCGTCCAGAAATAGATCACGCTCGGTGAATCGGCGTTTGGTCAGACCTGGAAGTTCCTCGCCTCCAGCCTTATCCCATTTCAAGAATTCATTGGCCGCGCCTTGATAGTCGCCGGCATTAAGCAAACGGCGCAGGGTCGATTTACGCAGGTTACCTGCGCCTAGGTTGAAGGTGAAGGATACAAGCGCGTCAAACTCATTCTGCGTAAGCATTCGGGTTATCAGGGTATTAACGGCGCGCTCTGCCTCTTTCACATCTACGCGCAGCATATCCTTGGCTTGCTCCTGGCTTATCGTAAGGCCTGGCTTCACTTCTGGGCCTGTATGACCAACGCCTATAGTCCATACGCCAACGCTGTCCTGATAGGCTGACAAACGCAAACCCTCGAAGCGCTCTATCAGATGCAGTCCGTACTCACTGGTTTGCATCGCGGCCTCTCCGGTTGTGCCCATCCCACTTGCCGGTCCAATCCATGCGCATGATTGTGGCAATATTTCCCTTGGCGCGGTAGACCAGAACAAGCATCACAGCGAGTACGGCGAGGAGGAATGGGGAGGTGGCTGGAATGGGTTTACCGGTCACCGCGGCGACTGATACGGATAACGCGAAGCATCCGGTTGACATGGCCAACACATAGGCCAGGAAGCTAACGAAAGCCCGATAACGGGCGCCTTCTCGCTGGTAAGCCATGATTCTGGTGAAGATGGCCGCACAGATCGCCGCGGCTATCAAGGTCCAATGATCAGCCATTGCGACCCCCGAACCGATCGCTTATGAATTTAAGCCATCCAGGCGTTTTACCACCCTGAACCCACTCGAGAAGGCTTACACAGACCACTACACAGAACAGGCCGCCGATAAAAGCGACCAATCCAGAAGTGTTTGTCCAGTTCCTGGCGACCAATTCACTGGCGACGAAGTAGCCGAAGACCCAGCTGGCGAACAGGTAGCCAATTTTCCCCAAGGCGCTGATGTCTCGGCTAAACACGATGAAGAACAACGCGCCAGCAAAAGCACCTATCACTGCATCCCCATCAATCCCCGGAACCATGGTAGCGACTCCCGCGCTGACCAATAACGAATTTGCGATGTTGCTGGCAGACGGTCCGCTCATGCATGGCTGTCCTGTGTTGGGTCCATCATGTGGAATAAATCCTGAATGTTCGACAGGTATCATAGCATCATGGCCGAATGCCATACATTCGCATGCGTTAACTGTTTGGGCTCAACGCAGTAATCCCGCTGCGCGCAGAATCTCCCACTGCAAGCGCAGCCACGCCTTTATGCTATCTGAATTCTGCAACTTGCACAGCGCTTGCACTGCTGCATCCTCAGAAGTTCCCCGGATACTTTGATCTGCATGCCCTGATTCCAACGGCAGCCCAGGAAAAAGCATTTCCAAGTCATGTGATTTCTCCTTGTTCATTTTGGATCTACTCGTTTTCACCATTTCGTACAGGCATTTCGCTTTATGACTTTGAACTCATAGCCGTGAATATATGCGATTGAGGTCATTTAGGTGCCATTTTGATAGCCGCAAAAGCGGCAAACGCGGATGATCCCGAGCTTATCCAATGATACAGCCTCGTTAGGATTGGCTGGGCTTATGCTTGCTTCGCTCTGCCTGGCGTAGGACCGGAAGTCATGGCGCTGAAATAGATAATCAGACCCGATAATTCTCAGACGATGACGTTCGGTAGCAGGCAGGGTATTGGCGCAGTATACCGATATATTCTTGTGGTCTGGCTCGGTCATGGCTGTCCTGTGCTGGATGGTGGGCGTAACGCCTCAACCGTTAAAGTTTGTGCCGGAATCATAGCACTGTGACACCTTGCTCGCGCGCTGGCGGTTCAGTCTTCGTCGTTCAGGTCATCCAGTTTACACTTTAGCTCGCGCACCTTGGCCCGATACTCCCGCGTTATCGATTTCAGGTCTTCCACAGTGTAATGCCTTGCCCGGTGGTCATTCTTAAGCGCCTCGGCCGCCTCTTCGCCTAGCCTGGCAATTACCCCAGCCTCAAACCCTTCCTTGACGGATTCACCTTTGCGCGCGTACTTAGCCGATCCGCCATTACACGCCTTGCACTGGAGCCAGATATTCATAGGCTCTAGGCGCAGCTCGGGGCGTGCGCCCTTGCCCATCCAATGCCCCGCGTCGAATGCGCCGCCGATCTTACAGCCTTGGGCCGCCTTGACCTCTTCCTGGCTCTTTCCGCAGCTTATGCACGGACTACCTGTGGATAACTCTTCCAGTCTGCGAAAGTCCCTGACTGCCTTCTCTGCGTCGGCAACGTGGTCGCCATAGGTTTTGAGTTTTTCCTTTCTCTCTCTGGTGTCTTTGCGATCCTCCCGCGCCAGCTGCGCTTCCTTGCGCTTCCGCTGGATGGCTGCCAGTACCAGGCCGCACTTAGGCGAGCAAACTACCTGCATGCTGTTGCGCGGCTGGAATGACTGCCGGCACTCTGGCGACTTGCAGCGCTTGGGCTTGGGCGGCTTCTGATTCATGGGCTAGGCATCACCTCAGGAATCGATCTGCTTCTGCGCTTCTCTGGCCGATCTGCGCCGCATTCACCGCATACCCTGCGCCGGTCTGGAAAGAATATTACGCAAGCCATTCCGCGCTGCTCCTGCTTTGCCTTTAGCAAGCCGAGGTCGTAGCAATGCGACCAGCTGTGAAGCCCCAAAGCGCAAAGTATTTTCATGCCGGAGTGCCCTCGCTCAACAAATCATCAAAAACCACGCCGCGCCCTGACCACTCTGCGACGATTTTGTCAGTGTACGCGATGCCCTGCGCCCTATCGAACAGGCGCGTGACCGGGAACCCATCAGGCCCAAACAGCGCGCACGGCCCCATAAGCTCGAGCTTTGTCTCATAGGTCAGCATCAGGAACGATACGGCCCAGGCGTTGCGGAAGTCTTCATTGGCCTTGCGCATGATCGGGACGCCGAAATGAAGCTTGCAGTAGCGGCGTGCGTCTTCAACGTCACCTATCTCTGTCATCTGCGCAATACGCTGGTACATGGCGAACCAGAGTGCATTCTGGTCTAGCGTGCGGTCTTTACCTGGGCGCATCGAGACAACAACGAATTTGTGTTCGCGAAACATGGCGGTCAGCCGCGTGATGGCATCGCCGAGCCTTGCAGCGCCGTTCACGCTTATCTTGATTGCGTCAGCCATCTCCATCACCAAAATAACTGCGAATCACGGCAGACTTTGCAACCTCAAGGCTTCCTACGACTTGCGCGGTAGTCATTCCTCCATCGGCTGCCTTGTCGATTGCCTCCCAGATCTCCCTCCAGAAGTCGCGGGTCACCCTCTGCATCGCCGGGGTAAGACTTGAAACGCCTTTCAGCGCCCGAACATTGTCATCATTCATCTTTGCCATCCAAGGCCATCGGCGCGCCGAATAATGTCTTGAAATCAGATGATAAGTATTTCTGTTCACAACATAAATCAGCCAGCCGGCGCAGCTCTTCGTAGGTTGGGGTCTCAAACACCCTGTATACCTGTTCGCCTTTGTCGTTGAAGACTACCGCGGCACCTGGTACGGGCTTAGCGTGGTCAGTGTAGGGGTGGCTCATGGTTCAGTCCTCAAAGATGAGCGGCTCGGAGCTGGCAGCACAAACCGTCGATTTGCTGCTTGCTTTTGCTGAAACCTAGCGCTGCATATTTCAAATCAAGCACAGCGGACCAGAATAACCACGCCTGATGATGATGGCCTTTGAACTCTGCGTCAGTTATCAGCCTAGCGAACTGGCCTAGGCTGCTTTCAGCGATAATCAGAGTGCCCACGTCTATGCGCTCGCTGTGCCAGATCATTCGTCAGCCACCCAATGACCAGCCTCAAGTATTTGCAGCAGCTTGGTCTTTTGGGCTTCAACTGCTTTCGCTCTGGCGGCGTAGGCGGCGTAGGCGTCGGCGGCGTCGGCGGCGGCGTCGGCGGCGTCGGCGGCGTCGGCGGCGGCGTCGGCGGCGTCGGCGGCGGCGTCGGCGGCGGCGTAGGCGGCGTAGGCGGCGTAGGCGGCGTAGGCGGCGTAGGCGGCGGCGCGGGCGGCGGCGCGGGCGCCAATCCTTGCGGCTGACAGCTCTTCATCCGTCGCCAGCCCATCGCTATGACGCCAAGCTACATCAAGCGCATTGATGCTGCGCTGATCTTTCATCAGGTGCTGGACTTGCCGAGCACACCAAACCATGTATTTTCGCCACAGCCGGAAGTCGTTAGGCAGGCAACGCAAGGCCCACAGCGTATCGTTAAGCCCGTTGCTTTCCAGCGCCAGCGACAATGGGAACTCCTCATCATCGGCCAGTTTGCTGTAGTTTTCCGGAACGCTGCCGTCGCCCAGGAATTGCTCAAGCTGCGCATCGTCGATCTTGCCGCGAGCATGCAGGATTTTTGCCCAGCCGCTGGCGCATGGGTTTTTTGCAAGGATTTGGTTGAGGGTGATATGGATCATTTTCCGTCTCCGATTATGTGCGCCTTTGTCTTCCTCGCCTCTTTGGCCAGCTCATGCCGAACCTTGGCCCTAAGCCACTCAGGACCCAACAACAGCTTGAATCCTTCCCACTCATCATCCGTCATACGAATATCCCGCTTTGCCCGTGTCATTGCTGATCCCCTGATCTAGTTGCGTACCGACAATATAGTCATAGATTGTCCGGGCGTCAACTGCCTTTTTGCATCGTCGCTTTGAGCGCGCTGGTCAGCATCCGCATGTATCGGGCGTGACGATCCGGAAACGCTTCCTCAAGACTCCAGCCAGGATCACCGCACATACCGCAATGTGCTGGCGTACATTGGCAAGACGGCTCATCTGGACAGTGTTTCTTGATAATTGCCCGAGCCTCTGCGCGAATTGCGGCCGACCTGCTCAGATAGCTCCGGCCCTTGGTTGGCGCGTAGTAAACCGCTGCCTGCCTGGTTGTTATGGTCATTTGTCGGACTCCATCGCCTTGCGCAGCAATTCCTCATGCTTGCGCAGCCGCTCGTTGTGGTCGTCGATCTTCTGCTGAGCATCCATGGCGCGTTGTTGCTCGGCAGTCTTCTTGCCGGCTTCCAGTGACTCGCGTATCTGCTGCAAGTGGCTGCGGACTTTTTCGCTTTCTGGCGCAACCACTTTGCCAGTGATAAGCCCGGCGATCGCCTGACCATCCCGCGTCGGCTTCTGTGCGATTTCGTGACTCAGAAACAAATTTGCCTTTTCCTGCGGTAATCGCTTGAGCTGTACAGCTTGGGCCAAGGCAGCATCACGCCGGCTTGCGTTGTACCCAAGAGACACGCGCCAGTTGACCGGATCACCAGCACGCCGGGCCTCATCGATAAACCGATCGTAAGCCGACATGAAAGCCATGCGCGCGCCTACCTTGTCGCCAGCATCCAGAACAGGGCGACAGGCGGCCATTGCCAACTGAATTTCATCAGTCATCACAACCGTTTCGTCTTCGTCTGCCGAACTCAGTCCAATTGCCCACGCCTCGTCTCTTGCAGGGCGTCCATCTGCTGCGGAAAGCACGCGGAGGATGTCACCCACGACCAAACGCCCCCTGGCTGTTCTACGCACCTCTGCGAGCGCCAGGCCGATTTTATCAATAGTGAATGCATTCAGGTCATTTGCCATCAAAGCAGCAGCAGCCGGCGTGATCTGTCCGCCGATCGCCTCCGCTGTCGCGCAGATCATTTGCATTACTTTCGTCGCACTCATTGGCCGCCCCCTGCATACAGCTCGTTGTAAATCTTCAAGGCCTCGTCGGCCACATCGTAGTTAGCCTGGCTCTGGTCTATCTGCCGCGATCGCGTGTCGGTCATCTGGCGATTGGTTGCCCACTGCGTATGGATCGACTCGCAGTCTTTGACCAGAACCCCAAGCGGGTGAAGGTTCGACACGTAGAAGGTTTTATTCATGCCGAGGTAATACCCGGCAACATGCGGCGCGGCATCAGCACCTAGTCGCTGTACAAGCTGGTTAATCAGGGCGTTTGTTTTCGCATTGCGCACCGGCTCAGTGCCGTACCGATCGAAGTAGGCATTTGCGTATGCGTTCCATGTTTCGCCGGCCGCCTCTTGGGTTTCAGTTTTCCCCTTTGTCGATCGCCTTGGCTTTGCGCTCACCTCGACCTGACTTTGGGCAGTCGGAGCGACAGCGATCGGTAACGCTTTTGAATCAGTGTTGAGGGAATCAAGAGAGAGGGAATCAGGAATCAGAAGATCAAGAGAGAGGGAATCAGCCCGAGCGGTACTGATTCCATCGGTACTTGTTCCGATTTTATCGGTAGTGATACAACCCATTGAAAATGATGGTATTTCTGACGCTACCTCATTCTTGTGCGGATTCTGGTGTTTTGTGAAGTTGGCGATTTCTATGTACCGATTTTCTCCGTACGTGTACCGATAAATAAATCCAGACTCTTGCAGCCAACCGAGCATGGCTGGCATATCCAGTCCTTCCCTGTATGGGAATAGCTCTGCCTTGATGCGAAGCGGGCGGTCTTCTAGACGACCTTCCCGATCGGCCAAAAGCCAAAGCCCCTCGAAAAGCAGCGTATAGATAGGATCGGCGACCCCGAGAATTTCATTCTTGAAAAGCGCCGGCTTGATGTTTCTTGCTCTAGCCATTTGCTATAATTCCTGCTGTGATTGATCTACTAGACCGGCCCGCCAGCCGGTTTTTTTATTCCCCATTTTGCGCGATCGCCTCGCTTAGCCGGAAACGAATCAGGGTGCCGATTCGATGCTCTTTGAGCTTTCCGGCCTTACGCATGCGGCGGATTGTTTCGCGGGTGACTTGCAGCTTTTCTGCAAGCTGGCTGATGGTCAAAAGCGGCTCTTTGTGGTCTTCCATTGGTATCACCTGTTTGCGTTGTATTTGCTTATTGTGGCATTGGTTGCCATGCATGGCAATGCGATCGGCAATAAAAAGCCCCGTCGATCGGGGCTTGGCTTACACCGCCCTAGCTGTTAGTGCTACTGCGGGCGGCGTCGATTGCGGCGTCAAGTTCTTCGCCTGCTCGGTATTCGTATTTAAAGTATCCGCCGACACCGGGAACAGAGTCATCGGCATCGATGTACTCAGTCTGCTTGTCGAGCACTAATGCCACGTCTTGATCTGGATTACGCAGCCACCGATACCGCTCAGCATCCACCTTCAACTCGCGCACATGCTGGAGCAGGGCTAGGATTGTGGCGGGGTTGGCGGTTGCTATGAACTTCGCGTCATCATCGCCAAGCATGTAATTATCATCTTGGATGTTGAGCTGTCCGAAACTTCTCTTGCGATTCCACTCTACCGGAGTCGCCTTGCCTGCCAACTGCTCAAGCTCGGCCAGAAGCTCTTCTGTGATGTTGATCATTAAATCACCTCTACATAGCCTGATACGCTGATTAGTTGCCCCGTTCGAGTCCATGCGCGGGCGTACATGCCATCCATTCGCTCAAACTCAAGGATATGTCCGGCGAACTTGAATAGCTCGCCTCGGTTTAGGTTCCAGATGAGTGTCATTTAACAACCTCCATCCAGGCCTCGAATAGTTCGCGGCGGGATTGCTGAATTGATTTGGTCATTGGGGCTGCTCCTTTAGCGCTTTATCGACATATGCGCGGGCGTTGCGCTTGGCTTGGTCAATATCGGCGACCGGCGAGGCAAAAGTGTTGACGCTCAGTTCTCCTACGCTTGCCGTCCAGTACCAGCCTTTTTGGGCTGACTTCCAGCCGCCGCCGTTAGGGTAGATTCGCGCGAATTCTTCTTCGCCATCGTGCAAGATGTAGCCGCGATGACAGGCCCCAACAGCTGCAAGACCCTGTTCTTTCTCGCCAAGTTTCCAGCGTAATTTACCCTTCATACATCACCCGCCTTTGCGGCCTTGCGCAGCTTCTTGGCGTCTTGCTCCAGTTGATCCGCGCGGGCCTTCATGGCAAGGCGAACGGAAGTGCGCCGGCTCTTTGGAACCTCAGCCCCCCACTGGCAGATCGCCTGCGGAGTGATGCCTATAGCCTTGGCCAGCTCTGTTTGGTCGCCAAAAAATTCAATCGTTTCGTCAGTCCGCATGGGGTTCTCCTGTGTGCGTTTCAGCAATAATAGCGCTTAATTTATTTTTAACAAGCTGTATTGACAGGTAAGAATGCCTGGCCCAATATTGCCTCACCGCTGACGACAGCGGATCAATCAAGCAACGAGGGCGGCAAATGAATATCGACAACCTGACCTACGGCGAACTGAAACAAATAGCGGCAATGTTTAGCGCGGTGCCAGCTGCCAACACGGCCGTGCAAGCGCCAAGCCTTGGCGGCATGATCGGCAAGAAGTGCATTGTCCGGACCTATGCAGCTGGCGTCTGGTTTGGCGAAGTCGAACAGAAGTCAGGCAATGAGGTAATCGTCAAGAATGCGCGCCGTATGTGGCGCTGGCATGCAGCCGAATCGGTAAGTCTGAGCGCTGTGGCTAACCACGGCATCAAGGAAAAGCAAAGCAAGATTGCCGAATCAGTTGCGAGTGTCTGGCTTGAAGCTATTGAGCTGATTCCGTGCACTGACAAAGCAATCGCCAGCATCGAAGGTGCGCCGAATGTCAAAGCTGAATAAACCAGATATCGACGGCGACGGCTCCGGCTCCGGCTCCGGCTCCGGCTCCGGCTACGGCTCCGGCGACGGCTCCGGCTCCGGCTACGGCGACGGCTCCGGCGACGGCTCCGGCTCCGGCTACGGCTACGGCTCCGGCGACGGCTCCGGCTCCGGCTCCGGCTCCGGCGACGGCTCCGGCTCCGGCTCCGGCGACGGCTACGGCTCCGGCTCCGGCTCCGGCTCCGGCTCCGGCTAACATAAAGCACCACTTGAGCGCATTGGAAACAGTGCGCTGCGGGGTGCGGATTTCACCGCATCACAACCAGTTAGCCGCTGTTCTCTTGCGGAGACTGGGCAAGAAGGTAGCTGTATCGGATCAGGTGACGCAGGAGCGGAGCCGCCAGGTTGCTAGACCGAAGATCAGCCGGCATGGCGTAAGCCGGTACTAATTCAGGAGAGACGGCATGACATTGGCAGAGATTGAAGAATCAGTATTGCAGGCGCTGGACGAAGGGCACGAACCAACGATAGAGGCTTATGCAGAATTCGCAGCCGGTCACATTGATATGGGCGCGATGGCCGAAGAGCTGTGCTTGGCGGTGATCCACTGTGACCCCCTGTCGTTTCAGTCAGTGATGGCTGCGTTCCTGTTTGTGGCGCCCGATATAGGAGAGGCACTGGCCAAGATCGAACGCCACATTGAAGCACAGCGCAAACCCTTCGCAGCGGCGCAGGCTAGTGGTATCGACGATCAGAGCGAGCACAACCGGCATCTGCTGGCTGACTTGGAACGTGAATTAAACGCGGGGAGAGACTGATGAATAAGCATACGCCTGTGCCTTGGCACATTATTGGAGGCTACAACATCTACAGCGAGCTTGGCGGGCAGAGTGGTGATGGAGCTACCGCCGACGCGCGCGACGGTTGGCACATAGCTTCAATAGGCGAGGCGCCAACATCTGTGGACGGCGAAAGCGTTTATCTGGGCCGCGGTGTTCAGAAGGCAAATGCGCGATTGATAGTCGCCGCGCCCGATCTGCTGGAGGCGCTTGAGGCCGCCATTGATTGCGAGATGGTTCCGAAGTCTTCTGCTCTTGAAGGTGGCGCAGTTTCATACAGCCGGCAGGTTGTAGTCGCTGACATGATCCGCGCCGCCATATCCCGCGCCCGAGGTGAAGCATGAGTCAGTCAACGCTTGAGTGGCAGAAAGCCAAATCCGAGAAACTGTTACGCGATCAAGTGGAAGCCATAGGCCGCTCTCAATTTCCAGACGGAACGCTAACGCAGGGCATGGTTGAGGCCTTCTATGCCGTCGATCTGCTTAACGATACCGAGAAAGGCTATTGGGAGCGGCGCATTGATCTTGCAGTGCAAGGACGCAGGCAGGAATTGCGCAATGGGAAGCATGCGGCGCTGTTTGAGTTGCCTGCGCTGGTCGGCGGTGAGCTGATAGCTGTACAAGATCACAGTTGACGTTAGCTATGGGTAGGTTATGATTCTTGTGTCGCTAGCACCGACGCGCAATACAGCAGAAATGAGATGAACTCTAGGCAAAGACCGTTCAAGACTGGTCTGGGCCGGTAGGTATAGGGTTCGTTCGTCTCCCCTCTGCGTACCTGTCCCGGGTGCTACCCAGATCAGCCTTGAGCGGTTTTTTTACGCCTGTCTGATGCAGCGTTTACCAAGAGTCTCCTGCTGCGACAAAAAGCAAAACTCAACAATCGATGTAGTGAATCTGCCAGTTCGACCTTTGACAACGGGGACGAACAGCGTTTTTAAGGCACGTCCGGCTAGCAGCATGCCGGCGAGGTGGGGGCTGGCACCGTCCTCTGTACAACGGTGAGCTGATACAGGGCTGGCAGGCCGATAGGCAACAAGATGACGCAGCATCCGTATAGGTGCCACAAGCGTTGTCTATGACCCATCTACGACTAAAAAAGGGTTTAGCCATGAGTAACATCGCAATAATCGAACAGGACATTTACGGCGCGCGCAATTCGTTCGCGTCCGTGCTGACTGACCCGGCTCTCAACTTTGAGCGCGAGGCCGGCTTTGCCTTGCAGACTTTCCATAGCAACGACTTTGCCGCCAAGATTGCGATGAGCAATCGGCAGTCGGTCGTTAATGCCGTGACCAACATCGCCGCCATTGGCATCAGCTTGAACCCGGCAAAGCGCCAGGCTTATCTAGTGCCGCGCGATGGTCGAATCTGCCTGGATATCAGCTATATGGGGCTGATGGATTTGGCCATGGCTACCGGATCAATCAAGTGGGCGCAGGCTGAGCTTGTGTATGGCCTGGACAGCTTCGCGCTTAACGGTTTCGACCGCCCACCTACGCACACCTACAACCCTTTCGCCAAAGATCGCGGAGAAGTGGTCGGCTGTTATGTCGTGGTTAAGACTGCCGATGGCGACTACCTGACTACCTGCATGAGTCGCGAGGATATCGACGGGATTATGAATCGCTCGCAATCGGTCAAGTCCGGCAAGTCGTCGCCCTGGAAAACCGACTATGGCGAAATGGCCAAGAAGACGGTCGTTAAGCGTGCCTACAAGTACTGGCCGAAGACCGAGCGACTAGACAAGGCCATCAATCATCTAAACACGGACAGCGGCGAAGGCCTGGCGACCATGGCCGGCGCGCAGCCTGGCGGTGACCTGGCAGACAAGTGGATTACCCAGGTCGTCAACAGCGAGTCGCTGGAGGCCCTGCAAAGCGTCTGGCTGGCCGGCAAAGCAGAAATGCAGGCCGCTATGGATGTTCACGCATTCGCAGCGCTCAAGAAGGCCGTAGAGCAGCGCAAGGCCGCATTAACCACACAACAAGAACCGATTGAAGGCGAGGTGGACAATGGAACAGCTAACTGAGAGCTGGCGCACTGCCAGGCTGGGCCAGGTGACGGCCAGCAAGGTTAAAGACGTGATGGCCAGCGGGCGCAGCGGCGCACCATCTGCCACACGTACCAACTACATGATGCAGCTTCTGTGCGAGCGCCTTACTGGAACCTGGGAGGAAGGCTATACCAGCCCAGCAATGGCGCGCGGCACTGAGCTTGAGCCGGTCGCCCGCCTTGCCTATGAGCTGATGCAGGATTGTGAAGTCGAGGAAGTTGGCCTAATCCAGCACCCGAAAATTAAGCACTTGGCAGCATCTCCAGACGGCGTGATCGCTTTGCCAAATGGCCGTGGCGGCCTGGAAATCAAATGCCCGAACACCGCGCAGCACGTCGCGGTTATGCGCGCCGGAAAGCATGACAGTCAATATGAGTGGCAGATGCTGGCGCAGATGGCCTGCGCGGAACTGGAGTGGGTTGACTTCGTGAGCTTTGACGACCGGCTGCCAGAGTCATTGCAGTACGTTTGCCACCGATACCACCGCGACGAGGCGCGCATTCGCGAAATGGAAAAGGGAGTTACCGAGTTCCTGGCTGAGCTGGCTGAGCTTGAGGCAGACATGCGCGAGCGGATGGCCAAGTGATCACCGCCGCCGATTTGAAGCAATACGAATCGGCCGGCGTTGTGGCTGCTGCTCGGGCCTTGCATTTGCATACAACGACCGTGCATCGCCTGGCGTCACAGCTTGGCGTCACGTTCAAGACTTGCACCGAGCTCGAGCAGTACCGGCGCGAGAAAGTGCGCAGGGCGTTAGCCGGCAAGGTTCGCGCCCTGGCACTCAAGAGAATGTCACAACGCGAAATCTGCGAGCAGCTCGGCATTACCAGGCAGGTGCTGCGGCACATCGCGGCCGAGCACCACATCTCGATAAACAGCCGCTCTTTGTACTGAGCAGGGGAAACCATGATTGACTTAAACAACGTCCAAGCCCGCGACGATTACCGGATTAACCTGGCCGCACAGATGGCCGCATTTGAAGAGCGATACGGCAAGGTGCAGACGCTGCCTATTCGCATTGGTGACGCCCCTGTCGAAACGTTCAGTATCAACAGTCCTGGGAAGCCCAAGGCAGAAAAGCCAAGCCGCTCACTGCGCGCCCAAGACCATCAGCGGGTAACGCAGCGCACGCAGCGCAAGATGGATAACGTGCGGGCAATACGAGAGCTTGCCGGGAAAGGATTGAAGATAGCCGACATGGCCGAACAGTCAGGATTGACAGCCAAGTATGTGCAAAAAATCCTGAACGAACACGGCATAAAGCGCGGGCCTCAAACGAATATGGAGGGCTGAGCATGGCAGCCAAGACAGCAGCAGAGCGCAAAAAGGATCAGCGCGCACGCGAGAAGAAAGCCCTGGAAAAGCTAGGCGGTAGGCGCATCCAGTTCATCACCTACGGCGCGACCTTGGCAAAGCTTGAGGCCATCAGTGCGGCAAATGGCTTTACCGGAAAGCAGAAGCTTGGCGAGGCGCTGACCTTTTTAGTTGAAAATCATAAATTGTGACTTGTCACGATTAGAAAGATTAGCTAGAGTTAAGCCATCGAAACGAACAAAGGACGCGACCATGAAACAGCAAGCCACCCGAGCAAACGAAGCGCAGATTCGCCAACACATCGAACGGCAGAAAGACGGCCTGTCCGGTGATTGGGAAAGTGATAACCCGATACTTGCAGCGCTGATCGGAACCGCCGTTCTGGCATTCGCAATCGGCGGCATGTTGGCCGCATGGATCGCGCAAGGGGCGCAGTTATGAGCAACGAAAGCATGCACGGGTTTTACCCGAGCGCAGCCAAGCAGCGGATAGACATGCAATGCGCCCGCTACCTGCACAAGCCGACCGGGAAGCGGTTCTATATCGCCTACACCGCCGCAATGATGAGCGAGCTGCACGAAGCCAATGAGCTGCGCGGCATCAGTGGCTCGGTCAAATACGCCAGTGACGAACAGCTGGCCAACGCCGAAATCTGGGAGCGCCTGCAATGACCGAAGAAAGATTTGTCCCGACAGCCGTAGCAGAGTTTGCAGTCGAAGAGCGCGCGCAGCTGCTTGAGCGGATAGCGGAGCAGGCGCGGGAGATTGAGCGGCTTGTCACCAGTCTGCACAGGGCATTGATGGGCAGTGCCGAGCTTGCCGCCCTGAAAGCCCAGCCGAGCGGGGTTGTGCTGCCTGAGCGCAAGCAAGCGGTGCGAGGCGATGTGCTGTCGTTTCAATCGGAAGGCTGGAACGCCTGTCTTGATGAAGTCGCCCGCCTGAACCCAGCGCCAGCCACTGCCGATAGCGACGTGCGGGAGGTGAAATCGTGAGCGTGCACTTCAGCAGTGCCACCGATGTGTGGGCGACCCCCCAGGAGTTCTTCGACAAATACAACAGAATTTACGGCTTTACTGTTGATGTTTGCGCAAATCCAGAGAACGCAAAATGCGTGAAGTTCTTCACGGTAGACGATGATGGCCTGGCGCAGAAGTGGGAAGGCTGCGCATGGATGAACCCCCCTTATGGTCGAACGATCAAGGAGTGGATGCGTAAAGCGTACGAGCAGAGCCTGCTGGGGTGCACGGTTGTCTGCCTAGTTCCTGCCCGAACAGACACAGCCTGGTGGCATGACTACGCAATCAAGGGCGAAATCGAGTTCATACGCGGTCGCTTGAAGTTTGGCGGGCACAAGAATTCGGCCCCATTCCCGTCGGCGGTTGTCGTTTTCAAAGCACAGGAGCAACCAGAATGAGCGTAATCAACAACGTGCCGAGCGAGGTACTAACTGAAGCTCTCCATTGCCTTGAGGCCGCAGGCTACCCGGTTGCAGCTGGAAAAATACGAAACCTGCTCGCCACTGCCCAGCCTGCGGCGGACGGGGAGCGGGAGGCGTTTGAGCAGGCAGAGCGTGACTGTGTGCGCCAAGGGCATCCAGCCATGGCTTTCATGCACCGCAATGACCTTCTGGCCAACTTCAAAGCCCGCGCCGATCAGCCAGCTAAGGCCGAGGGAGTGGCTGTTCCGAAAGAGTGGCGAGCAGGGGTAATCGATGTAGCAAAGCTCATTCAAAAGATCGCCGACGATTACGCAACCGAGTTCGGCCACGATGATATGGGCGGCTTATCGTTCGGATCAGGACAGTCCGCTGAGATCAGGTCCGACTACCACACAATGCTGTTGGACTTGGTAGATGAGGTTAATGGAATGCTCGCCGCCGCGCCCGCTCTGCCAGTGACCTCTGGTGCCTTCAAGCTCTGCGACCATGTACGCAAGACCAAAGGCAGCCAGTGGAGCGGCCGAGTGGTCGGCACCTACAACACCGAACTGACGCCAGAAGGCTATGCGGTGGAAAGCAGCACCGAGAAGGGTAGCGTGCAGATTTACCCGGCTTCGGCGCTTGAACTTGATCATGGTTCGCCTAACCATACTGAGCAGGTGCGACTAGCCAAGAAAGCGCTCGAACTGTGCGATGCAGCAGAAAACAAAGAAGATCTGCCGCTGAACAAGTGGGCGCTAAAGACTGGTCGCCTGGTCAATGAGGTGCGCGACCTAGCCGAGCAATACGCCGCCGCCCCATCAGCAGGCAGTCAGCAGGAGCAAGGCGAATGATGCTCAGGATTGCGTTTAACCCGGCAGACCTGAAAGCCACTGACGAGGCATGGCCAGCATTTCAAG